TTTTGTTTTTTCCTTCTCGCTCAATACTGCCGAGTCTAATATTTCCTTTTGCTCTTCATACCATTCGGAGATTGCCTCGCGCCGCGATTCAGCCTCGTTGTCAAGGGCAAGGGATTGATTCATCGCGTACTGGGCGAATATTGCGCCGAGCTGGGATACCATTCCTTGGGCTGCGCTGATAGATGATTGAATCAATTGCAGTCTGCTCTGTTCTATTTTTTGATCGTTTTCTTTTTCAATACGCGCCCTTTCGTTCGCGTAAAATTTGGTTATATCAAGACGTGTCTTTTCATATTTTTCTTTATTCGTCGTTTTCAGTTTTTCAAGTTTTTCAAGTTCTGCCTGTTCTTCAATAGCAAGAACGGCAAGCTGATCGCCACTCTGAGAGGCAAGCTTTTTCTCATAGTCCAGATTCATTTTCAGAAGCTCATTGTACTTCTCTCTCCATTTGCTTGCTCCATCTGTCATTCCGGTATCAACGGTTTTCTTTACCTCTTTTACTGCCTCTTTCCATGTCTTAATTGCTTTCCCTGCCTTATCGTATTGCGTTACCGTCCATTCAAGCTCGTTTCCATACCTCTGCCAGACAATCGAACCCTTTTCTCCGAGATCGAGGACATTCTCAATCAACTGGCTTGCCCTCTGTTTTTGAATCATCTCATTTATTTTGTTTATTATGGGAGTCAATGCCTGGTTGATAGTCTTTAGGGCGGGTGTTACATAGGCCCCTATGGTTTCGGCGAGATCCCCGAGAGCATTTTTAAGCTGTGCAACGCTGCCGAGATATGTATCGGCTGCCGCTCGTGCGGTTCCGCCCATCTGAGTGGAGAGTTCACCGAGAATTATCTTTTGCGCTGCGGCGACATCGTTAACCGCCATGAACTGCCTGATCTGGTTTTCCTGCTCCTGCGAGAGTTGAACGCCAACCCTGCGAAGTGCGGTTACGCCCTGAATCGGATCGTTGAGTGCCTTGCCGAGCTGGATAGCAGAAGATTTCAGATCCTGACCAAGCATAACAGACATATCGAGCAGGGTCTCGGTCGCCTGTGGTATTACTTCCTTTCCGATTTGGGTGAAAGTTAGGAGGACGGACTCTGCTGAGATTATTGCTTCGTCCCCGAACTCAGTAACGCTCTGGAGAGATTGAGCAAGCTTTATCATCTCATCGGAAGAGACGCCGGCGGCCATGCCTGTGCTTTTGATGACCTGGGAGAGTTTCATCTCTTCCCGTTCCTGGATACCTGCGGCATTTGCACATTTCATTATCCCTGCCGCAAGAGCGGTTACCCCTACGCCTGCAAGAACCGCAGCACCGCCAATGCCCGAGAACACATCCTTAAACGTCCTGGTGGATTTCTGCCCCTGCTGTTCAATGCGATTAAGCTGGCCCTTGAACTCGGCCATATCCGCTTGAACTTTATATATCAGCTTCCCGGCTTCCATTATTTTTTAATCACCCTCGCCCCGTCTTTCCCTTTTGGTACGTTCAAATAATCCGGCTCATCGGCAGTCCTCTTGAATTTTTCCCTCTCCTCTGCCGGTATCGCCTGCCAGTGCATCACCCATTGTTCAAGACTCATTCTGAAGAGGAGTCTTTCGGGATCAGCCCACGCGTAGCAATACGAGAGGCAAAGAAAAATCTCCTCATATCCTACCCGTCGCCCTCGTTTTCCTGAGCGGTTTTTTTTTCTTCCTGATCGGTGCCTCCGAAAATGACATTGAGAAAATCGTTCATCACTCTCATGTCGAGGTGATTCCCGACCCAATCGGCATCAATGGTTTTGCCCTTTGAAACACGCTGGTTCAGAATTGACGCAATAACCTCAAACGCGATCCTTCTGGATTCTTCATCCTCATCTTTCGTCCCGAATCGTCCGTATGCGTCCCTGTTTCTATTGATGATAAATGAGGTGATGGCCGGGATAATTGGTACTTCAAACACCCGGCCACCCAGTTTGACCCTCTTCTCCGGATCGTAATACTTATCAGCATCGAACATCAGCTATATGTCCTCGTGTCATAGATTTCATATAACTGATCGCCCGCATCGCGTGACACATCGAGAACACCCCCCATCTCGAAGGGCACCTCCATAACATCGTCGCTGTCATCCGAGGGGAACGTCAATTCGAGGCCCCCGGCGATTGCGGCTTTGTAAAGGGTCAGCCTGAGAACCTTTCCCGCCGAGTCGGTATGGGTTAATCTCACCACCTTGTCGTCGATGAGATATTTCCCGCCGCTGGTCAAGTATCGAGCCGCGGGAGGCGTGTAGTCATAGGAGATCGTCAACTGTTGTGCTTCGGTCGTTACCGTTGCCGAGTCCTTGACGATGATCCCCCATTTGCCAGACCCCGGATCTTTGACCATATCGTAATCGGTGACATTTGCAAGAGCACCATCGGTTGATCCGGTCACATCGACATAACCCTGGGCATCAATCTGGAGTACCGAAAGATCGGCATTTTGTTTGTCGCATTCGATGAATTGATTGAATGCCCAATCGCCGGTCGCTATGATCTGGTCATAATCCTCGACTTTCGCGGCTGCATCGGTATCATAGACATCGAGTCCGCCCCTGAATGCGTAGAGCTTTTCGATGTCGAGCTCAAGGATTCCAGCCTTGAGACTTGCCTTTTGATTTTTGATACGTTTTATCGGCTTTCCGGCGTTGTCGGTTTCGATCTCGACCTCATCCCATGATTCGGTGAATACCGCTCCCCTGAGAGAGCCAACATCCTCCAGAGAGCCGACATCATCGCCAATCTCGAATTTGCCGGAACCAAAAACATATACGTTGGTATTGGCAGCTGTTTGAGCACACATAATTTTTTACCTCTTAAACTTGTATTGGTTTAAATATTCAAAATCCTCATCATCCACTAATGCACTTTTGCCTTGAGTAAGTTTGATGGTTTTCATTTTACTCCTTGTACGTAATGATAAAATCGGTCGCAAAATTCCATAGATCCATTTCTGCATCGTGAATCCTGTTGCGACCAAGATATATGGTCTTCGGGATTGAGATTGTTGCCTTCACTCCCGAAACATTCTTTAGCGCGGCAATGACCGCATCTGATAATTGTTTGGCTTCAATTTCCGTCTCCGCATAGCATGAAAATTGAAAACGGGGACGTGCGACCGAGGCTTCCGGCATTTCGATACTCGATACCTCGAAGAACAGCAAGGCCGGGTAATTGCATTCTTCCGGGAGATGGCTCGAATAGATACGGGTCCCGACGATGCCGGTGATTCCTGCATCATTCGTGAGAATGTTCATTATCCCCGGTTCGAGAAGCGTGTTCACCTTGTCGCCGCCTTTAAGTTCTTTTGAAACAATCGCTCGATCTTGTCCCGGTTTTCATCACCTGCCGGCCTGAGGTATGGCTGCGCCTTTGATCGCTTCGTGCCATACTCGACGTATTGAGCATAGTCAACATTCGTTCCAATCTCGACCGAATGTTCAATCTGCTTGACTTCACTCGTAATGCTCTTTCTGAGATTTCCGGTATCAACCGGACACCGGAGCTTTGCATCGGTCTTGACGAGCGCACCAGCCTCGGCAAGTGACTTCAAAACCGCCGCCTCGGTTCTTCGCAACACTTCAGGGTGATTTGACTCGAAGCTCATTCAGCCCTCCGCACATCGATTTGCAGGAAGTCTGCACCATTCGGCTGATTGACGTTCATGATCTCATGTGTCTCATCATCAAATACTGCTCTATCCGATTCGGTGATATCGTAGACATTACATTTCATCAGATGCGTAGAGAAGTGAGAATCTTTATCGGATTGAAATCGCTTATCCCCACTTACCTGCGATACGAAAGCCCTGATGGTGAGATAGTCAGCCCATGTTTCCGCAGGCTGTCCATAACTATCGCGAGAAACAGACTTTCGCTGGATCGTGACATCTGTATCGTATAGATGTTTCACACCATCCTCACAAAACGCTTGATCATACCCGTGACGCTCTTCGGATACCCGCTGACAATCTCTTCCTGGGAATACGAATAGTCTCCCGTACGCTCGGACGAAAAGCCGTGCCGCTTGTAGATATTATACTCAACCATCAGCGCGGCGGTATAGTCCGCTCCCGCGGGGTACGCCGTTATTAGAACATCTTCTCCCGTCGCCGTCGCGACGTCCTCCATCTCGATCGTCCGGCTGTCGTCAGTAAGATCATATTCATAGCCGGAAATTTTCGATTGGACGCCGGTACCGGATACAACCATCCCCCGTTCGAGGTTCCTGAATATCGCCCGTCTCGCGTCGATGATGTCGAGAAGGTTTTCCGCGTCGGTATTGTCAACGATAGTGATATTTTCGAGGGTCGCGTCGTCGGCCGTAGTGTCCGCCCAGAATTCGATGAACGGGATATTCCTTATTCGCAGATAGTCAGCCTCAACAATGGGAATAAGTGCCGAGACCCTGTCATCTCTCGTTTCGTCGGCAATATACAGAATCCCATCGCCCCAATCTGTCGGGGTTGTCCCCGTAGCATAGAACTGAGTACCGACCTCGTTATCGGTCGCCCCGACATTGGTGAAATCGCCGGTGGTGTTTTCCTTGATCTCATAGAGCTGACCTACGGTGAGAGAACCCGAGGCCTGACACGGATCGGTCAGGCCCAGGTATTCTTTTGCTTGCGCAAGAGTGACGATCATCGGCTACATCCAGTACGGTTTGAACCAACAATCGATCGGTACACCCGCGACCGCTGTGGTCTGCAATGCGATACCGCAATAACAACTTGCGTCCGTTGCCTCATTGGACTTGAGATTGATATCGGTTTCGGCGATGACATCTCCGAGATGTATCTCGTCAACGGTCGCGAACGGCGTAGTATTATGATCTTCCTCGGTTGTCCCGTTCATCTGGTCTGCAACAACCAGCTCCTCTCCATCAAGCCCTGTCCCGTACAGAATAACCACCAGTGTACATGCCGCACTCGCATCGTGCCTCGGTACAAGACCATATGCCTGTGGAGCAGTACACTCATGAATACCGGCAGTGAGATTTCCGGTTGTAATCGCACAGATAGCCTGATTTCCCGATGCCTCCCTGACCGTGATGGTTCCCGCGCATTCTGCCGAAAGCCTTACGCCACAAATGGAAGCCCAATCCTCATGTGCCGATACTACCTGCGTAGTCCCGGTCAGCGTAAGTGTTTCTTGTACAGCGGTTGTCAACGCTCCATTCAGTACACCGTAAAGAGTGATTGTTTGCGTAGTATCGCCATCATCATCAGAGACAATCTCGACTCCATCATTCGCCGGTTGATTCGTGAATGCGTCTCCTGCGGTTGCGGCAATAATATCCGCCTGTGCAGTCTGCGCCTTTCCGACATAACCGCTTGCCCTCGGTGCTATGCGATCACCCAGGGTGATGGGTGATCCGGCCATACAGGGAACGAAGCCGAATTCGACGGTTCCAGGATCATCTGTCCCTATCGCATTCCGGGTAATCCCCAGGGACAGGGTGTTTTGTTCCGTGCCGAGCTTAATTTCGCCAGACGTGTACTCGCATACACGCCCGGCAGCGATCCCCGATCCTGAATCTACGATCTGCTGGATCGACAGATTGCCCTTCATGAACGTTCTCATGTCGGGGTTTTTAAAGACAATGTTCGGATTCTTTGATTTTGGTGCCATGTTATTTTTTCTCCTTTGACATAGACGGCCTAACAAAATGCCGTCATTCGTTCTGCCTTACGCGAGCCCATAGATTTTCCCGTGCAGGGATTCGTGTCCAAAATCGACACCGATATACCCTTCAAGGTATCCCTTCTGTGCCGACGCGCCGTCCGTGTACTCCTTGAGCAAAACATCCTCTCCGCCTTTGTGAGGCATGACTACCGGCCTGATGAACGCAAGGTCAGCTATAATCAGGGTGCTGGCCGGCGCCGCGTTTGACCAGATGAGAGATACCGGCCCGTAGGTCGTGAATATTTGCTTCAACATCACCCCGCCCACGTTTCGATCCATAGGAGCGAATCCGTAGAGAGCATTCAACTGATCGATGTATGTGGGGGTAGCCACGAAACAGAGATTTCGGAACGGGGCTCCATTATCTGCCATCGAAACCAGCAATTCCGAAACCATGCTCGAATCGAGAGCCGCCCCGGAAGCATTGACTTTGTTCGTGGTAATGCCGATAGTTGCGTCTACCAGCCCGCCGGACGCGACGTCCGTTGCGACAGCCGCGCGAACGACAAGAGCGCCCTGGAGACAGACGGCCTCCCAGTCGGCGCTCATTTGCTCCATTTTCATCGCCGATTGCTCGTCGAAATGCGAAACCTTCGGGATGTTCGGAGACATGAACGCGTTGTATGCCGCCGGATCAACATACGAATCCTGCGCAGCCTCGTGCAGATCGGAAACGATTACATCGTATTTGTTGATCTGCACTACGTTCGCGACCGGAGTTTTTGCATAGAATTTTGCAGTCCCCGCCGACAATGACGTATTCTCGCTGATCAGCGCCGTAGTTGGTGACGGAGTGTCGAGTGAATACGACGCTTTCATGTCATACGTTTGTGACTTGACTCGACGGGCGCCATTTAGCCCGCCTATTGCAGCCAAAAATTTACCGGTGTTCGCTGCCGCACCTATTTTTAACACTTCGCCAATTACATTGGCGTCGTTATAACTTTGCGCTGTTGCGCTCGTTGCTGCCATTTTTTTACCTCGTTATGAATTTATTGGGATGTTCTCCCGTACCGCGTACCGCTTGATGGCGACCTGCTGGGCCATGTTGCCGGAATTTTTTGCTTCGTCATACGCTTTTTGAATGTCCGGCGGCCCGCCGTTATCACCACCGCCCGGGAACTCTCGACCTGCCAGTTTTGACTGTTCTGCCAAAAAATCCTTCACCGCCCGATCGAATGCCGGGTAAAACTGTTCGCTTAGATGAGATTTTCTCTCCTCAAGGGAACCAAAATCCTTCGAGACCAGATCGAGGATATAGTCGGGGACATTTTTTTCCTTGAACTCCTTCCCGATTTCGCTCCTGAAATCGGAAAACGCGTTTTTCCGCCTTTCCTCTTCCCGTTCTGCCTCGGCCTGTTCAAGCCGTTTCGTGAGAGCGACAATTTCAGGATTCTTCGGAGGATCGAGTTTCAATTTGACATCTTCCTCTATCTCCTCGCGTATTTTCGGGATATTGTTTTCCTCCCACGTTTTGATCCGCTTGTCGGCCTCCTTGTCGGCGAGAGATTGGATGTATCTCTTTCCGTCGCCTGAAGCGATCCAGCCCTCAACGAAAACCTTTTTCTGTTCCTCGGAAACCTCGGTGAGCTCCCCGAGAAACTTCTTTACATCCTCGTCGTCCTTGTGGTCTGCGAAATACTTTTTTACACCTTCAAGATTTTCCATTTTCACCTCATTGATTTTCCCCGGATGCTCGCACCCGGAAAATAAAAAAAGACCTGCCCCCATCTCGGGAACAGGTCTTGTTGCTCGCTATAA